GCCCACCCCAAGAGTTTGGCAGGGGCAGTTTCTATATCAACCACGAGCAGACGGGGATTATCCAATATGCTTGTTCCGTAGACGTGTTAGAACACCTTTGGCGTCTTGTTCTCGTTTATAAGGACCAAACAACAGAGTACCGTTAAGGTCTTCCACAAAGAAAGCCTCGATGTTATCATTACCTTCAATCGGAGAAGGAAGGAAACTCTTCTGAACTACCAATTTCCTTGCTACATTCTTCTTTCCACCAAGAAAGTGGAATAGTGTTTTCAGCCCAAGGAAATCCATGTTTCTCAGCCCATTCCCAGTTACGGAGTTTAGCTCTCTTATTTCGTTTACCATTCGCATTTTGAAATACAAACCTTATATCTAGGCTCGGATTTGACTTCTTAACTGCAATCATTTTCTTGCAGGATGCCGCATCCAGATAACCTTTTGCCTCGACTATGATACCATTCGGAAGAATGAAGTCAGGCAAGTAAGAACCACGCATAATGTAAGGAATGAAATGTGGTTCGTGGACAAGAGACTTGCGGCTGCGCTTGGCAGCATCCCAAATAGCCTCTTCGAATTTGCTACGGAAATTAGGCGGGGTCGTCTTCGGCATTCACCGGAGTAACTGTTAGTGACAGCAGTGGCGCATGGTACTCACGAATGATGTTACCAGTGCGATAGAACCGGGCCCGCCCGTCTGCTACGTCGTGGAAGTCAGCAGTGAAAACGTCAACACGTTCCTCTACTTCGCCGCCCCAGACCAAGTAATGTACTTCGTACTTCCGTAGGGGTAGGATGACAAGTTCGCTAATAATATTACCTTCCATATTTGTCAGCAAGTGCTGCTGTTGTTTCTTCTACCTCTTCAAGGAAGATACGGACTTCACGTTCGATACGTTCAATCTTTTCCTCGTCTCGGTACAGTCTCTTAATAAACAGTTGCATGTTCTCTGGTAGTTCAGGATTGTAAGAAACGAAGTCGCACCACTTTCGTCCAGTACAAGCCATTTGCCAGTGCATTTGCAGTTCGTACTTCTCAAGGTTCTCCGTAAGGAGAATGTCCATGTGATTGGCTTTTATGAGACACTTAATTTCAAGTAGACCGTCCTCACCGACTAGTCCGTCGGGGGATGCGCCAGCCATAGCGATAGAAGGGTGGTCTACGAACCCTATTTCAGACACTTCGAGTTGTCGAAGCTCTATGTACTTTTCACGTGCAATCGGTTCTTGATCTTTACCCCACTCCATGTACTCGTTGGTGTACGTTGGTACGTAGGGTTTACCGGTAAGCCTTTCGTTGACGAGTTGAGCGGCGTAGTTACGTCTAGATGCTGCCCAATTACCGTTCCTAATGCGAGCGAGAATGTCGCCTACTTTAGAAGCAGTAACCTTACCACAACGAGCGGCGTACCATTCTTCACTTCTCTGTTCCAAATAACCTCACTAAAATGATGTGGGCTGACGCGATCACGGTCGCCATTTAACCTTAACCCATAAGGCACCCACAACCCGGAGAAAGGAGAAACAACTCCGGGGAAAACTGGATACCGATGAGTGCGTCCGCTCTGGCTGTTCTCGTTGTCAACTCGGTAAAACATTGACACCACGCTGCACAACTGTCGGGGTGCAGTCCTAGTCACTGTATATCCACCGTCATGGAACTCAAGTGACAAACACGTTTAACCTTCTAGAGGATCGCCCTCTACTACGTCAGCTACGTCCTCTACGACCGGCTGACTGAAATCGTCAGCGAGATAAGGACTGTCTTCCGGCAACGGAGCGAACTCCTGTCGAACGAAGACCTTCGGTTCAAGGACACGGATAGCCTGCGGATAAACACCAGTCGGTTTGCCCTTGCCGTAATCGACAACCTTGAACTTAACCTCTACGACGCTTTCGTTTCCGATTGGGTTGGTGACTTTTCCGTCGATGATCTTCGGGTCCCACGGCCTATTGCGAGCATCGACGACCGTGATAGGAAAATTCGCCTTGCCGTTCGCTTGTAGTTCCTTCTGCTTGAATTGGAGGAATTTGCCTCTTGCGTCACCCTTGTCCTTCATCTTGTTGTCAATCCCAAGCTGTTCAAACGTCGCAAGGGATTCCTTATCTGGCACGAAATCAAACGTCCATTCGTTACCGTCTCGATTGTAGTTCGGGACGGGATTACCAAGGACTTTCGCCCAGTAGATTTTACCAGTTACGTAATTAAATTGAGCCAATTTCTAACAAACCTTTCTTCTCTTAATACGGGTATTATAGCAGAATTATCGTAGCTTGTCAAGTATTTTCTTAAACTCTTCTGGAAGATCAAGAGGCGGTATCCCTCGTTCTTCTCGATTCTCATCTTCACGTCCTAGGTTATAGGCGTGAGTAAGAAGTTTATTCAAAACCTCTATATCTAGTGTGTTTCCGCCCATGTGTTACCTACCTTTGCGTCACAATCCATTGGCACTTTATACTTGAAGAATTCCCCGGCCCTACGGAAACAGTCCCGACATATATCAATAAACCGATCAACGTGATCAATATAGCAATCATACTGATGCTCGTCATGAATATCCCCGACTTTAAGGACATCTAGATTTTCCTTCTTCACTTCTTTGTCGATGTAGATCATCGCCAACTTCATAATCCGGCTCTCGTCACCTTGAAGGAGATACGGAATAACCGTATAGTCTCGCTTCATTGAAACCTTAGAACCGTCACATAACGTTATTCTGCCAGTGCGTTTAAACTCTGCTTTAAGCCTGTTGATAAGCGTCGGAAGACCCGGCACACGGTCGAACAGAAGCTTCTTTGCGGCTTTGGCTTCTTTGATGCTGATGCCAGCCTCGCTTGATATTCGTCCATCTCCTGCGCCCATAACAATTGCATAGAGGATAGTTTTCGCCAAGCGGCGGCCCGAGGCGTCGGGAGTAAAGCCCCAAGCGTCCCTATTGGCGGCATGCGGGTCTGCCGCAAGAATAGCTGCGGTAAAATGTGGGTCGTCAAGATAGTGAGCCAAGCATCGGAGTTGAATACCTTTAGCGTCAACACCGACGAGCCTTCGCTCACCAGCTCTGCCACGACACGTCCAAAGGTCTCGTGCTTCATACGTGTAATATCCGGCAATTCCGAGGATGGGTTTTTCATCTTTATCGACACGTACTGCGGGTATATTTGCAGTGTTAGGTTTGTCATGTCTATACCGAAGAGACGATGCGAGCCAGAGATTTCCATGGATGCAACCGGTCTTGTCATTGTACAGGTCTATCCAGTTTCCTACGGCGTTTGCTCGACCTTGCAACGCCATCCATTGAGCAATTAATCGGACTTCCTCGATGCCGCTTTCTTCGACGAACTCTTCGAGGCTCGGGACGAGTTCCCCGCCATCCGTCGCTTTAGGATTTCCACCGCCCCCTTTATCTGTCTCTGGTGTGAACTCTCGCGGCTTCCAGCCGAGTTCAATAAGTTTCGCAACTCGTTGAGGCGGACTTCCAAGATTAAACTCAACCCAATCAAAGACTCGATAGCCTCCGTGTCCCGTGAGCTCAACTCTTGGAAATCTTGCTTGGTGTTTGAGATAGTTTGCAGTAGGTTGTCCATCTCTTTTGAAAGCTGATCCATACTCCCTAATGCAAGTAAGTACGGGAGGGAATCGTTCATAAATCTTCTCCTTTAGTCTTTCTTGTTCTTCTCGTATTTCTGCAAATAAGAGTCCAGCTCTTCGAACGTCGAATGCGAATCCATTCCTACGTTGATCACGAATAATAGCCCAAGCACGATGCTCAATGCTACACCCGACCTCAGTAAATCCAATGTCAAGCATACGCCGAGCCAAGCGAAGAAATACCTCAGCAGTAATCCTTGTATCTTGAAGGCAGTAACGAGCCATTTCTTCACTGTACTTACTCCAATCATGGTAATCAATCTTCTCCATCCCTACGCGCTTCGCCCACTCTTCTAGGCTGTGTCCCCCTTCCAGCGTAGGCATGTAAAGCATGGACAATACGAACGTGTCTATTGCACGAGTGACCTGAATATTCGTACCGAGTAGACGATTAAGAGTAGGAATATCGAACTCCAACCCGTTATGCGTGACCCAATAAACGTCAGGGTGTCCGTCAATGAACCTTCGAATTGCTTCATGTCCGACAAGTGTGTGTTCCTCTTTCGTTACTACGTTCTTGACACACGCCACCCATATGACAGTCGCATTCAGATCGTCTGTCTCAATGTCAATCGCCCAATGCTTAACTGTTGGTGTTAAATATCCCATTCAACCAATGCGTGATTTGCTGCTCTCATATAATCCCCATCCCACTCTCGAAAGTTTTCAACATCTTTTACAAATTCAGCAAGACATTCTATCTCTAATTTGTGCGGCTTAGCTTCTGAAAGAATAAGATACAATGCCTCAAACAAGTCAAAAGGCGACTTCGTGATCTCGGATTGTTCTGCCTTCTTCAAATCTGATGACTTCTTCTGCACTTAGTTCACTCAACCTTCCTGTAACTCCGTTGTACGACAACCAGCAAGCCGGTCCAGTGCGGCCACTAAATCGGTTCTTCTCTACCACCAGTTTCGTGATGTTACGCCGCCACTCGTCCAAGTCCGTATTGTCTCTGTACATCTTGATGACGATATTCGCCAACTGTTCGACGCCTGCCGTCCCGCGTATTTGTCCTTGGCGGTTCTGGTGGATGACGCAGATTAGGGCGAGATTGAGTTCCATACACAGTGTCTTAGCCTTGGTTGCGATCTCATCTAGTTGCTTACGCTCGTCGCCACTTTGATCACTAACAACGATAGAAAGGTGATCAAGTACGATGTATTTACAACCGAGAGCAGCCATGTGGCGGATTTTGTCGAGAACAGCGTCAACCGTGTTGCTACCAAAGTGATCCCAGATGACAACACGCTCACTGTTAATAACAGCATCAAAAGCTGATCGAAGCTCATCAACGGTACGCTCAGTGTCAGGCAAATGATAAGGCTTTGAATTATGAATTGACATAAGACCCAAAGCGGTATCATAATTTGGTTCTTCAAGATGGATGAAACCAACGCCATATCCTTTTTCTATGCACTCGGGGTTCGTGAGAAGGCTGTACTCAATTTCTTTGAGAACGCTAGTTTTACCAATTCCAGTCTCAGCCGTAACAACAACCATTTCCGAGAGTCGTATTCCATATGTGAGACGATTGAGTCCGGCGAACGGGTAATCCACTTGGAAGTGCTTAGGACGATTGATAATTTCTTCCCAAATGTCCGTTCCGATTTTAAGACCATCGGGAGTGTACTTAGGCGCATCCCACCATTCCTTTGTGTACTGTTGGCTGTCACCGTGAACCTTGTAGTCATTGGCGTCCTTGTGACGCTGGTGACGCATGATACGTAGCTTGCCTGCGGGCCACGGCAGATTGGTGATAGATCGCACTGCTGCCTGACCGGCCTCATCGTTATCGAACGACAAGACTACGGTTTTAAATCCGTTCAAGTATTCGAAGTTGTTGCGAATGTCCTGAAGAGCAGACCCCGTACCATTCAGGACACTCACCACCGGCCACCGACTGCCCATCATTTCGTAGGCAGACATGGCGTCGTATTCACCTTCTGTTACCGTGATTTGTAGGTCTTTGTTAGACGGGAACAGATGAGCCCCGAAGAGCTCGCCTTGATCTCCCGTCCACCGCTGATCACGCTTGTTCTCTAGGTTACGGTACTTAGTCCCAACGTGCTTGTTGTCTTTGAAGGAAGGGAAGAAATCCTTTCCGTCTTCTCGCCAGACTTTGTACCTTTCAGCCGTAGCCTTAGAGATCTTGCGGTCTGGCAGTTCGACAAAGCGGTCCCCCAACTCAATGGCGGCGCGCTTGATTTTGTGTACCGTAGCTGCACGTTTTTCTCCTTCTACGCCGTGGGTTACAGGGGGAAAGTTCTTGCCACAGGAGAAACACTTGCTCCATCCGTTGGCTTGAAACTTCAATCCGTCAGTTGACGGGCATTCGGGGCATTGGTGCCCATCGGGGTCTTTAACTTTGATACTCAGTGTATTCTCCTCGCTAACAACTTATACGAAGAGTATATACCATTTAGATCAAGTTGTCAAGTCCTTATTGCAAATCCACAGCAGGTCCATCAGGAAACAGTTCAAAAGAAGTTAGAATGTACCTTGCCTCTTCTGGATGTAGAACCCGTCTACAGCTTCCGCAGATGTAACAATACATCTTCGGGATGGGTCGTTTAGTTGTGTGTTTACAAGTCATTTGCCACTAACTCCGCAAACTTCTCATCATCCGGTTCGAAGTCGTCCGAGTAATCCTCGGGATCGTTGATCTCGTACGAGGCATTCTTAAACTTACCGGAGAACGCTGTTTCAAAGATAATCTGCTGACAAGAAGTACACGGATTACTCTTCATTTCCTTGTCAAGCGAAATCTCACCCTCAGTCAACTCAACGTCACAAATATAACACCTCATTGGTTGTACGGTTTACTCTCTATTCCTAGTAGTCCTTCAAGTCTTCGTACCTCACGTAGGCATTCTTCCTTGAGTTTCTTGTTATAGATGTGTGGAAGGGACTCCACCAAATCTTCTAGTTCTTCTTCCATTCTCTGTAGTTCGTTTGGATTAGGCATCTTCCCACCACTCTTTCACTTCTGGCGTAATTATCTTCCAGTTCTTGTATTCAGGACGTTTCTTCCATCCTTCGATCTTATCAACGATCTTCTCGATACGTGCCTTATCCTTTATCGTAGGGTCGATGGTGAATGTATTGTTGTCGAAGTCCTTCTGGGCTTCTGGTGACACCATCTTTCCTCCTTCCAACGTATACACACACCTTTGTGCGTGAACTGGAAAGAGTTTAACCTCATCAGGAGACAGAGGCTTCTCAGTGAAGACAAGATCAACAGACATGTTCTGGACGACGGAAGACCCACGACCTAGCGTAGGAAAGACACAGCCGCTCTGATCTTTCTTGTACGGCCCAAGCTTAACGAGTTGCGTAGGACCTTGCCAACCTAGTTCTCCTGACTGATCAATGAAGACGTTAGGATCGATAGGAATGAATACGTCCACATCTTTAGAAGTGCCAGACGCACCGTTCACTAGATCCCTTACGGCACCACCAGCTATGACGGCAGTAACGTCGTAGATTTCCCGTATACCCGACAGGATCAGTTCGAACAGTTCTTCTCCGCGTTTACCGCTGTCGTAGATACCCGGTAGAATGCGACGACCTACAACACCGCCCCTAGGTAGAGGAAAAGGATCATTAAGTTCGACCACTAAATTCCTTACCTCTTGAAGTCTCTGGGCGTGTTCTGCTCTCGCATTCATAAGACGATTAGCGTCTGCATCCGCCTGCCAATCTACAGGAGCATCGTTCTCATTAACTCTTTGATCCCTAGCTGCCTCCGCCCTCCGGGCTCCGGCAGGTACTACTCTTTGTTCTGCCCAGTCAGGCATCATATCCAATTCCCATCTAGGCATAGGGTATTAACCTTTCTGCACAACATCTACGTGTATTATACACCAGTTTCTCCATTCTGTCAAGCTATTTC